CTTTAGGATATCCTATTGCTGTTGGGCCATATCCGCAAACTATGTTTAGAAGCAGTGGAGCAGGTACAGCAAGAGCGCAAATAACAATCACCCCATCAGGTTTTACCGCTACTGCTTCCGCCAGATTAATTATCTTAAAGAGGTTTAAGTAATGCCTTTATTTAGTGTATACGATTCAAACACGGGTCAGATTACCCACTTACTAGATGGCCCCCTTGCCACTGCTCAAACCTACGATAATTACCTTGAGGGCCATTTTGATCCAGATGAGTACGTTGTTATTGACGGTGTTGCTACTGCTAAATCTGATGCAGAAATAGAAGCTAAACGTAAAGCAGACGCTTTAGTTGAAATGAAAGTGAGAAGAAACAATATCTTGATAACAACAGATTGGACGCAACTCTCCGATAACCCTTTAACGACTGAACAACGTCAAGCGTGGGCTACCTATCGTCAAGCCCTCCGTGACCTACCTGCAAATACAACAGACCCAAGAAACCCAACTTGGCCTACTAAACCAGAGTAAACCTATGTATGAGATGATTGACCTAGTAATGCAGTGGCTTGTAGCTCCTTTAGTTGTAGTCGTATGGCACTTGTTTAACCGTTGTACTAAGCATGAGACACAGATAGCTGTGTTACAGTCTCAATTAGAAAGCTCTAAACTCTCCTACGACAGGGAGATGAAAGAGATGAAAGAAACCATCAAAGCAATCTTTATGAAACTCGACAGTATAGAACAATCACTGCGAGAGAAATAGATGCCCATACTGGAGAGCATTGCTGCTGCTAATGCTGCTTACTCTGTTATAAAGACTGCCTTAGGTAATGGTAAAGAGACCGCAGGTCTTATCAGTGCTGTAGGTAAATTCCTGTCTGCAGAGGAAGATGTAAGAGACGCGGTAAACAAAAAGAAGAACAGCCCACTTACTGCTATTACTGGTGGTTCAGAAGGTGACTGGGAAGAGTTTCAACACCTAGAGAACCTAAAGCAAAAGAGACAGGAACTAGAGTCATACTGCAGGTTGTACGCACCCCCTGGTACATGGGACAGGTGGCAACAGTGGCAAGCTGAAGCTCGTAAACAGAGACAAGCTGCTAAGAAAGCTGCAGAGAAAGTTAGAGAAGAGCGTAACGAAGCAATAGCTACAGCCGCAGGTATCGGTATGGCTGCAATAACTGTAATCTTAGGAATATATTACCTAGGTGTCTACATGGAGAGATGGTAAAGTACGTGGTCTATGATAAGGACGGAAGAGTCGTCATAATCACGTCCAACAAGAGGATAGCTGAACACTATGCCAGCGACAGTAATTGACGAATATAAAGTATTCCCACGGCTAATGATGTTAGTCGTCACCATTTTAACTTACCAGAGTGTCCACTGGTACATGTCACTACCTGACCCCACAAACGGACAAGCAGGACTGGTCTCAGTCTGTATGGGGGCTTTAACTGGATGCTTTGGCATCTGGATGAACAAGGAAGCTAAAACGGATCGAGGTTCGTAATGTTACAAGCAATCTTAGGGCCAATCACCGAGTTGGCTAGTACATGGTTAAGGGGGAGCGTTGAAACTAAAGCTGCACAGACACGAGCAAAAGTGGCTAAGGCTGAAGCAGAAGCACAAATTATGGTCAGCCGTGCTACATCAGAAGCAGACTGGGAAAAGATCATGGCGGAGGGAAGCCAGAACTCGTGGAAAGATGAGTGGCTTACCATTTTGTTTTCAATTCCGCTAATACTTGTGTTTACTGGAGACTGGGGTCGAGAGATAGTAGCTAATGGTTTTGTAGCCTTGGAGACTATGCCAGATTGGTATCAGTATACTCTAGGTGTAATCGTAGCCGCAAGCTTTGGTGTACGCTCTGCAACTAAACTCTTTGGGAGAAAGTAATGAGTTTCAAACTATCTAACCGATCACTTGATAAACTGAACGGTGTACATCCCGATATGGTGGCCACAGTAAAACTGGCTATCAAAGTTACTAAGGTAGACTTCGGTGTTACCTATGGGGTACGCACACTAGAAGAGCAGAAGAAGCTATACGAATCTGGTCGCTCACAGACTATGAAGTCCAAACACTTACTACAAGGAGATGGCTATTCTCATGCTGTAGACCTTGTAGCATACGATGGTCCGAATGTGGTGTGGGAACTTAATGTTTATGATGACATTGCAGATGCCATGAAGTTTGCAGCTAAGGAAGTAGGCTGTAAGATTAAGTGGGGAGCTGCTTGGTCAGTAGGCAACATAGTGGACTACACTGGTACAGCAGAAGACGCTATGAATGAGTACATTGATCTTCGCCGTAGTCAGGGTCGTAGGCCGTTTATTGACGGTCCTCACTTTGAGCTGATGGTCTAGTACAATGTGGATCGCTATAATACTACTATGCCAGAACCCTTCAGCTTTATCATGTCAGGTGTTAGCTAAGACTGATGAGACCTTTTACTCTGAACAAGAGTGTAAAGAGGAAGTTGTAGCGGTTGCTACAGACTTTATGAATAAAGGCCTCATGGCTATCCCTAACTGTTTTAAGGTGGGTAGCCCTACCTGAGTACAGGTCTGATAGACTGAGACAGTTCTCCTGTATTCCTACAGAACAAATCAGCAGACAGATGCTCTAGAGTTCTTATGACCCTATCACACTCTGCTGAACTGTTGAGGAGCATGTCTACTTGTACATCCCCTACATGGTAGATTATAGTTAAGATATAGTAAAATTCCATTACATGCCTCTTGTGTATCACAGTGGTTTGTAGTAAGACAGAGGAGTTACCTCCTCCAAAACTAAAGGGACCCTTAGGGGTCCCTCTTTTTATTTGCCATCGAGATAATCGTTAAGCCTCTTTGAGTACCATTCGACCTTCTTCAAGTCTTCTTGGAACTTGCCCTTGTCCCTACATCGGTGTTGATATTTGATCATATTCCCACGTAGGTAACCTATGTACTCTGCTGCAGTCAGTACTTCTTTTATATAGTCGATACACTCAATAGACCCACTCGTGTAGTGAGCAGGACTATTGACCATATCACGCTCTTTAGAACGCTGACGCTCGTCGGGTGTAAAGTCTCTTACCATTCTGGATCACCATACTCGTCGAATGAACCTATAGGACCACTGAAGCTCATGTCTACTGTGACACCGTTGACTGGGTCGTCAAGCTCCTCGTGCTCTGTGGACATTACCCCCATATCCTGAAGGTAATGCTCTAAGTAAAGTGGTATTTGGTTTTCCATTATTCACAACTCCGTAAACCTGTTGATGGATCAAAGTAGCAAGCGCCACCCTCGTCCACTTGTGGTTTTACATCCTCGTCTACAAACATGTCAAGCTGTTTTTCTGGCTCTTCTGCAACATCTTCTGAAGAGGCTGCATTTAAGATACCGTACCGCTTACCTGCTGCACGGAAAGTAGTACAACCAGAAGCCCCACCATCGAATGCTTGCATGTAGACATCCTTGAACTCTTCCCAAGTAATATCTGCTCCAACATTACAGGTTTTAGAACAGGCACTGTCCACATACTGACTTGCTAAGTTAAGCACTTTAACATGGTCATTAACGTGAAGCTCATCTGCTGTTTTACCTTTAACACCAAACACACGATAGCCGTAGTCTTCCACACGCTCTACCTTTGGACCCTCGAAGGTCTGGATAGTACGATCATAGTAGTGAGAGAACACTGGCTCAATACCAGAGCTTACGTTGTCTGCTGACAGACTGATAGTACCAGTCGGAGCGATTGACAGTAGGTGAGAGTTACGAATGCCGTACTTACGGATATCATCACGGATCTCATGTGGCAACGTCAGACCAAACTCGCTCAATAGATAGCTCTCTTTAAACAAGGGGAATGGCCCCTTTTCTATTGCTAGGGATACTGAAGTACGGTAGGCAGTGTCACGTAAGACCTTCATAATCTGCGTGAGAGTAGCCATAAACCCTGCTGATGCATATGGGTAGCCCAGAGCCTCAATAGCGTTTGCTACCCCTGTTAGACCGAGTCCCATGCGGCGTTTGTTACGTGCCTCTTTAGCTTGCTCATCTAGTGGGTAGACTGCACGATCTACAACATTGTCCATAGCACGTACAACAGGTGGAATATCCCGCTTGAACTGTTCATAGTCAAACATCCAGAACCCATCGTTATCCATGCGGACATACTGGGTCAAGTTAAAGGAACCTAGCAAACATGCGCCATTAGGTGGTAGTGGCTGTTCACCGCAGGGGTTGGTAGCCCGGATAGTTTCTATGTACCAAAGGTTATTCTTACGGTTAATACGATCAATAAAGAGGATACCTGGTTCTGCCCAGTCCCATGTAGAGCGGAGAATGTCATCCCACAGTGCCTTAGCTTTGACCGTCTTGTAGACACGACCATCGAACACTAAGTCAAAGTCTTCGTCCTTCTTAACTGCCCACATAAACTTGTCAGTGATACCTACAGAAATATTGAACTGCGTTAGGTTGTCACTATTGTTCTTCGCACGGATGAACTCTTCGATGTCTGGGTGATCAACACGTAGGACACCCATCTGTGCGCCTCTACGGTGACCTGCAGAGCTGATTGTCTTACAGATTGCATCGAAGATACCCATGAAGCTAATAGGGCCACTAGAGCGGCTGTCTAGTGACTTAATCATAGCTCCCTTAGGACGTAGTGTGGAGAAGTCATAACCAATGCCCCCACCCAAGCGCATGGTCTGTGCAGCGTCCTCTGCTGCTTTCATGATACCACGCATACTGTCAGTGATGTTCTCAGATACAAAGCAGTTGTAAGGAGTAACCTCACGAGGAGACCCCATAGCCGACTGCACACGTCCTGCAGGTAAAAACCGTTGATGCAACAGAATATCACGGAACTCATTATAGTGTTCTGGATTGTCTTTGAGTGCGTCAGCTACTCGTGTCATGGCATCCTTGAACGTCTCGTTCGGGCCACGGTATTTCATCTTATGGATCTCTTCACTGATCCCGATTGTTGGTCCGTAGGTGTTCTTCATTTCCTCTACCTCTCATTGTTTTATCTTCTTCCAACCATACTAACCGATCTATGTCCGCTCTCGCAATACCTATATCGTTTAATTCTCTATCAGAGAGCCTGTTAAGCTCTTTTACCATATTCCTGTGTTCTCGCCATGTGGCTAAGAAATTGAGGTAACGCCAGAACCACGTTACCCCTGTCTTCTTCTTACTCATCTAAGTCTCCAAACTTATATTCTGTCAGCTCTTCTTCATCTTTATTATACTCTATGTGATCTGATATAAAGTCATACACTACACCTACATCTAACTTAGCTGCAGCACAATACATAATTAGCTTTAAACCTTCTTCTGCCAACAGACCCCTTGCGTGATAATCAAAGTGGAACTGGTAAGTAGCACTCCCATCTTCATTCTCTTTGACGGTCTCTACGCCAATTACTCCTGCATCACTCATCTGTTATCACCTGATCCACGTAGCTTCCCACGTTTCTTGCGGTTACCTAGCTTCTCTAGGTTCATGATAGCTATCTCTGACAAGGTAAACCCCAACTCTTCTGCTAGGATTGCGATATACCAAAGGGTGTCTCCAACTTCTCCCGCGATCTCTTGCTTGTTAGCAGTACCATCGCGTAGCCACTTCTTGATCTTGTCAGCCACCTCACCTGCCTCGCTTGTGAGGCCTAGTGTCGGGTACACTATCTTGAACTTAGGGTCATAGATAGCGAACTTACGAGCTTTCTCTTGATACTCGTCCATATCTACTGCTGCGGGTTGGCCAAAGCGGTCAATGTCTTCACTCGTAATCATGTTCTACATACACTCCTAAGTCTATTAGGCCCATGTGATGCATGTCTAGTAGCGTCTCCGCTTGTAGTCTTACATCAGGTCCTACTGCTTCTGTAAAGAGGCCCTCAAAACTGTAGGCCTCTATCATGTCTAATATGTCTTCGTACTGAAGATCATAATCTGGGTCCATCACTTGTTATACTCCTTTTCAAGAGCAGACATACTAACCCACTGCATGTCATAGTTTCCATCCTCTAGCTCGCGCTTGACCACCGCTCCGTGTCTCCACTCACGGTTTGCTTGTCCAGCCCATGCCTCTTCCTTACCTTTGAAGCAACCCACAACCAATCCGCTAATCGGCGTAGGACGAGCATCAGCTTTATGGTAATAAGAGAATTTATGACTATGACCGACAGTAGCAGAACAGGATAGTTTTTCAACGAGAGAATAGCCATGATGCTTAGTTGACATAGCTGAACCATAGTTACCACTAGAAACATAGTGACCATAGAGTACACCATCGTACTCAACGAGTGAGGGGGCTGAGTTAGTGTATTCATGATATTCATCAAACCAGTGATCAGTGTTAAGGTGACTAAAAGAAATACCGTAGGTCTCCCCATGAAGCCTTGGGTCATGGGCTATAGCTTTCTTTATACGATTCTCATGGTTTCCCTCAAAGCCAAACCAAGCTGCCTTCTTGTACTTACGACGATTAGGAGCATACCGTAGTTTCTCCATAGCATCGTTGTAAGACTTGATGTCTGCTTCATAGCTTTGCGAAACGATAGCCTCAGGATACCGAGTGTCATACGTGTTGAGAGAACGCATGTCAGCTCCATCCCCAAGATCTATCACGTAGTCGGGACACACATCGTAGATAAACTGCCCTAGCCAACTGAACCTTTCGTTACTACAATCAGGATCAGCATGAGCACAGGAGAATACTACAACTGTTTTAGGTCGGGTGTTTGTCAGGTACATTTTAGATCTCCAGAGGCTCTATCGACTTCGAGAAGTGAGTGAGCAGCATGTCAATCCCTTCTTCATCCTCATGGCATAGCCAGCCTTTTGTATATCCTTCTTCCTCTGTTTCGTACAAACTTAAGACTGCCCAATAATCATCACAGTCAACGACTTCGTCTTTGTAAACCCAGTGAACTTTCATTTTGTTCCTTTCAGTAGGTTTATGTAGTGGTCAGCATTACAGACGACTAGCCAATCTTTTCTGTCGCCTCTCAAGAACACTACTGGCTCATGTTTCCCATCCTGCACTGCTTGATCCATGAAGTTATACAATCCAGTAAAAGTCTTGCGTCTTTTAACTTCAATAGACAGCGGGATAGATTGTCTGGCATGTGGCGAGAGAACTATGTCTTCCCCATTGACCCCCATGATCTGTGACTTTACGTCATCAGGATGGAGATCAGGAAAAGCCTTTAGGAGTTTGTCTCTAACTTCCTGCTGCCCAGTTCTTCCTTTTGCTTTCGCTGTTCTGGCGGTTCCCATATTTCACCATCATGTCTACGAAGCCACAGTAGGCGAGCATTCTCGATCACTCGATCAACATCACCCCCATAGGCCTCTACGGTTTTCTTCCAAAGGTCTTCTTCGGTCTCTGCTCCTTTCAGGATCTTCTCAGCTTTCTTTGGCCCAATGTTGTATAGACCAATGATATTGTCTGCATTGTCTCCTGTTAAGATCTGAGAGTAGAAGAAAGTAAGTCCTTGAAACTCATCTACAAACTTCCACTCTCCTTTGTTAAAGTTAAAGTGTGCTCCTGCCAGTTGCAGCATATCTTTGTCTGCTGAAGCTACAACACACTTACGACCATACTCCGTAGCACCTTTTGCAATCAGGTCATCAGCTTCCTCACCATCAGATACGATGGCTTTCCACTGGTGTACCATATGATCTCGGATAGCGTTCAAGTGTAGAGGCTTCTCGACACTCTTACGATTACCCTTGTACTCCGCAGTCTTTGCTATTTCATGACGGAAGTTGCCCTTACCAGTCAGGAACAGTTTGTATACCCTATTACCTGTGTGGAAGGAGCCTTCAGATATGACATACTCTAGCATATCATCAGTCGCCTCTATAGCATCCTCTGGACCTTTATCCTTAGTAGCAAAGGCGCAACGATAGGCTATTATGTCACCATCAATTAAGATCATCTTTCACCATCTTTATTATGTCATAGTCAGCAAACACATCGTCAAAGCCCCAAGCAATACCTGCTTTCGTACATGCATACTCAAAGTCTTCGCAAGTGCGCACTTCTTGCACAAACGTCATAGAACGCTCATGGTCAAGATAGTCTTTCTCACTGATTTCTATTTTAACCTTCGACATGATTTCCCTCTTGGTGGAAGGCCCCCGAAGGGGCCTGTTGTTAAAACCCAGCGGCACTCTGAGTTTTTTCATACGGTACGTGCTCAAGCACCCCGATCTTAGACAGGCGTGTACCTGCATAAGTTCCTTCACCATAGAAGTCCAACTTGATACGGACTTTAGATCCGTTACCGACTAGACCATCCTCAGCGAAATCCCAGACACCAACTTGCTCGTTGCCATCTAGCTTAACTACTTCGGGTGGACCACCTAGTTCTTCTACAGTGTTGTTCACGTTGTTACGTGAGACTTTTACAAACTGACCGATACCAAACCCTTCACCATCGTGAGGATCTTTCACGGCCAACTTTTTCCCACGTAGCTCTGCTTCAGCGAGAAGCTTGTCTAACTCTTCGTGGGTTTCGGGGTAGAACTCTGCGGTGTATTTCCCACGAGGGTCAAACTTCGTGTCCATATCATCCGCGGTTAGACGCGCCCATTTAACGTAACCGTCCATTACGATTGTCTTCGACTTACGTTTAGCCATCTTATAATCTCCTTTGCTAAGATGTCGTTACCATATAGTAACCTGGTTTGTAATGTCAAGTGCGACATTAGTGAATTTCGGAATAATTTTTACCGAAACTGTAGTCTATACCGAGAGGAACATTAAGCTGTACACGCTCATTAGTTTTCTCGATAGAGGTTTTCATAATGTGTTCAATGCGTTGCTCTTCTCCTTCCTTCACAAGCGCAATGATCTCGTCATGGAACTGACCAATGGTAACAATTCCGCGACTTCTGCAACCTGCTACCCATGTGTCAAAACAGTAGACACCAGTAGATTGATTGAGGGTACTAAAGCGATCCTTTTCGTAACGCAGTGAGTGGTAGATACCTGAGACTGGGTTCAGTAGCCATGAGCCACCGTTGACCTCACGTACCTTACAGTTGTCTGCAGTAGTCTGAATAGCCCAGTTACGATCCCAGAATGCCTCAAGCATACTCTGTGCCTCAGACTGTGGGATATTCATTGTGCGAGACAACTTAGTAGAACCTACACCATACGTGGCTGAGTAGTTTACAACCTTGTACTTCTTGCGTAGAGCCTTGAGGTCAACCTCACCTGAATTGTGCTTGTCGATATCAGCTTGTGTGATCTTACCTGCGTGTAGTGCCAAGTCGAGGTGAGGGTCAAACCCATCTCGTGACATATCTTCTACATACTTGGGATCATGTGGCTTCATGTAGTGACGCTTGGTTGTGTCTTCCAACGATACCATATCCGCACCACACAGAGTATATCCATCAGGAGCAATAAGGCATCCACGTATCTCTGCTCCCCAAGGTTTGTCCACTGCAGGAAGATTGACCAAGGGTCGAGCATGACGGAAGCGCAGTGTGTTAGTAAATCCTGCGATAGTCGCTTTGACATACCCATTCCTTTCACTGTCTACGAATGACTTAAAGATACCTAGACGGTGGTTGATAATTGTCAAACCCTCAAGAACCTCTACAGCAGGGTCACGGTCACGTAAGTCCAATACTGACTCACAGAGTTCTCCGTCTTTCCTGATCTGCTCTACACGGCGTTCGTCACCTGTGACTTTATCACGGTGGTACTCGAATGTCTGTG